CTCGTCTGACCTCGGCTTTACCCCCGAGACGACCACCTCAAGCATCATCCGATCTGACCGAGAGATCAGTGACCTCGTCCTCGTGAACGCCTCGGTCGGCGGCGGGTTCGACACCGAGCTGATCGCGGGCAATGCTCTTGACAACCTGTTGGATGGGGTCTTGTTCTCCGGTACGACCCTGGCCAGCCAGACCGCTTCGGTGAAAGTAAACAGCGGCTCAGTAACCTTCACGGACGTCGCTGGCGGAACCACTCTCGCAGGTACCGGCATTACCAGTGGGGTCACTGTTGGTGGCGTCGTTAAGGTTGAAAATGCAACTGAGACAGTCATCGCGCCGGTTACCGGTGTAACGGGATCAACGTCGATCACGATCTCCGCCTCGACGACCTCTGCTGGCGCAACCAGTGGAACCACGGTCACCCTGCTCCCGTCGATCAGCAATGGCACGACACAGTCCTCGTACACCATGGAGCGGACGTACCGCACCGACGAAGGCTCCGATGAGTTCTATGAGTATCTTCGTGGCATGGTCCCTGGCACGTTCAGCATGTCAGCTTCGGCGTCCTCAATCGTTGAAGCCTCGTTCGGCTTCACCGGCAAGACCCAAAAGTTCGAGGCGCAGCTTGGTGGATCTCTGACCCGTCCCACCGCTGGAGCGTTCTCTGTGTACAATGCGGCGAGCAACGTGGCGACCATCGCCATTGGTGGCGAACCCATGGGCGACAACTTCGTCATGGAAGCGAGCATCGAAATCGAGAACAACCTCCGCGAGCGAAACGCTCTTGGTACGTTGGGGGCGATCTCAATCGGCGCTGGCGAGTTCTCGGTCACCGGATCTCTTAACACTTATTTTAACAACTCCGACCTGATCGCTAAGGTCATCGACAACTCTGAAACCAGTCTGACCTTGGCCTTCAACTCGGGCGACGAGAGCATCATGTTCTTCCTGCCAAGAGTTAAGTTCTCTGAGGGCACCCCGGACGTCTCTGGGAAAAATGAAGACGTGATGGCCTCGATCTCCTTTCAGGCCCTTCGCGACAATACGCTTCCAAATCATACTCTGACCATCGCGAAGACCACCTAGGAACTTGGGGGCTGGGCTGCCAATACGGTCCAGCCTCTCCCTAGTTCATACCGAAGCTCCACTACACTTTAGGACCACATGTGTGGCCTAAGTTCGCCCGCACCAGCGGGCATAACCCCCTGAACAAAGGAACACATTCATGTCACTGTATACACTTTTTGAAACAAATGAGGACGCTGAACTCGACGGCTTCGAGCTGATCCTGTTCGACAATGAGGTGGAGATCAAATTCACCTTGGCCCGTGCCGGTGGGTCGAACAAGAAGTTTGCGAACCGCTTGCAGGCACTTCTCCGACCTTATGAGCGCTCGATAAAAGCGGGCACCATGAGCGATGACAAGGCCGAGGATATTATGTGTCAGACAATAGCCGAGACGGTCATTCTGTCCTGGGCTAACGTCAACGACCGTGATGGCAAGGCACTGCCCTTCAGTGTCCCCGCAGCCAAGCAACTGCTGCTTGATCTCCCTGAGCTTCGGACCGTGATTCTTGAAGAGGCCCAGAAGGCTGTGAATTTCGTAGCGGAAGAGGTCGAACAGAACTCAAAAAACTAAGGGAGTATATCCGCTGGTCCCTGGAATGGGGCGAAAGGGCGTCGGCCCTCCTGAAGGCCGCAGCCGATGCGGGTGTACCTCCTCCCAAAAGCGCAGTCCCTCCTGACTTACCTGAGCATCTAGGTAAGTTCATTCAGGAGTTTTGGGTCCTAACAACATGCAGACAGTACACGATGTCTGGTCCTGGGCCTATCCCTTGGACCGCCATTGACCAATACGCGGAGCGACATGCATATACACAGGACGTACTCCTCTATGAGGACTTCATAGCCTACGTCACCGCGATAGACCTAGAGTATCTCGCAGTGATAAACGAGGAGACGCAAAGGAAACAACAAGAGGCAGAGAGCAAGGGCAAGGCGCAAGCCAAGCAGCCCAAACGGTCCAACTGGTAACTTGCTGAAAACTGGCGTGGCCAGCAGGAAACTTGCGATCCAACGGGCGGGCCTTATCACAAGGCCCGCCCTTTTCTTACCGGAGCGTAGAATATGAGAATGAAATCAAACTTCAAGCTAGCTGCCTCAGAGATGCAAAAACTCACTGACAGGATTGACAACAATCTAAAACTTATTGTACGTGATGTGTCCGCTGAGGTCTATGGGGAACTCACACAAGACCCACGCTCCCTTGGAGCGGGCACTGGAACTCCGCGTGATACCCGACGCGCAACCAATGGGTGGAACATATCTCAGAACGGACCGAACTATGATGACCCTGGGGAGGGCCAATATGGCGAACCTCCTGGGGCCCGAGAAGAGGCCCGTACTCAGATACGCAGAGGCGCCACGAACGCGAGTATCGCGAATGGTGTACCATACATCGCAACCCTAGACAACGGCACCTCGACGCAAGCACCCGCTGGATTCGTTCAGCGTGCTGTGAACCGAGCCGTCAACTGGCTTATAGGTTTCGACGTTCTAAACAAAAACTACGAGAAACGCTAAGGGGACACGATGGCAACCCAGAACATTAACATCAACGTAAATGCACGAGGTATCCGGCAGACCACTCGCCAGATGACCGGACTCGGAAGGTCCATGGATCGCGCTGGACTGTCCGCTGGCCAAGCTAGTATTGCTCTGGCGGCGGTAGGCGCGGTTGCCATAGGCACATCGCGCAAGCTCGTCAGGTCCGCAGATGCGTTCACGAACCTAACCAATCAGACGAAGGTCTTCGCTAAGAGTTCCGGGTCTGCGTCATTCAAGATGCAGGACACGATCAACATCGCTCGCAAGATGAACTCCTCGTTGACTGAAGTCGGTCAGGTGTACCAGCGAATCTCGATGGTGCAATCGGGAGCCGGATTTGGTGACGAGACCGCATCTAAGATGGTCGAAAACTTGACCAAGGCCGTTAGGCTCTCCGGTGCTACCGCACAGGAAGCCGAAGGCGCACTTCGGCAGTTCTCGCAGGGCCTAGCCGCTAACCGCTTGTCCGGGCAGGAACTCAACTCGGTCCTAGAGCAGACACCCATGATTGCTCAAGTACTGGCCGAGGGCATGGATAAGCCTGTCGGCGCTTTGCGCCAGCTAGGAAAAGACGGCAAGATCACGACGGACGTTCTTGTCGGAATCTTTGGCGGTTCGATCGACAGCTTGAATGAGAAGTTCAAGAAGTTCTCTTTCACTATTGAGGCGCAGATGGTATCCGTGAACCGAGAACTTACTTTGTTCGCGGGCATGATGATGCACGCCGCCGGAACCGCTGAAGGGCTGGGTGGGGCGATAGACAAGTTCATCACAAAGCCCCTGATTGAGATGAACGGGATCATCAAAGAGGGCGGACCTGAAGCTGGCAAAATCATGGACAACGTCGAGGCCGCGATGGTCGGGGCTGCCGCTGGTGTAGCGATACTCGCTGCCGCAGTAGTGGGTCTGACCATAGTCTCGTTTCCGCTTACCTCCGCGTTCATGGGGATCGTCGGAGTGATCTCCCTTATCGTTGCGGGCATATACCGGTTCCGCAACTCGACAATAGAGGTGTTTGGGTCACAGATCAGTTTGATGGACGTACTCGTTGGGTACTGGAATCTGTACAAACTCGTTGCGAAGACTGCGTTCGAGGCTGTCGTCAATTATGCAAACTGGGCATTCAGCAAGCTCAAGTTCGCGGCAAAGATGATCGCCATGAGCATTGGTCCCATATTCGACGCCACAGTAAGCGGCATCAAGCGGGCTTTCAACGGCACATTGGACTTCCTGTCCGCGATCCTGAACAAGATGACGAAGGTCTCTAAATTTGTCAAGACCCTACAGGAAGCGGACATGGGCCAACTCGTAAGTGGGGACTTCCTCAAAGGGGCATGGGCGAACGCAGAGGAGGGTTCGGTAGACTTCGCACAATCCTTCGCAGATCAACTTAAAAAGGGCGTCGAAGGTGCGGGCAATCTGATCGAGGGGTTCGTAGCTCCCGCCCTAGAGACCGCCATGGAAGTCGTCGTAGATGTAATGGCAGAAGCTAAGCGTCTCGCAGAAAGCGCCGCTGAGATTGTAAGTCGCCAGCACGACGAGCCCGATCCGTCTTCCCCCGACCCACTAAGCGGTGGCTCCGATCCCTTCAGTCGGGGCGAAATCCTGCCCCCGACTGAAGCCGCTGACCGCACCTTGGAAGAGATACAAGCCGCAGGGTTCATGAACCCCACGGAGCTATTCGATTCCCTGAAGGGGGGCCTGGACGACGCGAAGGCACACATCTTCGAGTTTGCCACCAGCACACGGGCGACCATCGGAGAAGGTCTCGCTGGCGCATTTGATCTCGTCACGGACTCCATCGTCGAAATGGCAACCACTGGCGAAGTTAGCTTCAAGAAGTTTGCAAGGGCCATGCTCAAGATGATCCAGGAGATCATCGTCAAACTTCTCATCCAACTCGCAATCCAGATGGCCATCAAGGCACTGGGCGGCGGCGCCGTTGCCTCCCCAACGACCGGCCCTTCCGCAATGGCGGGCGGCGGCACGGCTGGCGGCATGGGCGGCGCAAGTGGCTTCGGTGACCTACTGGGCGGCGGCGGCGGAATGTCCTTCGTAGCAGGCGGCGGTCGCGTAAGCGGCGGCCATCCCGTACTCGTCGGCGAGCGCGGACCGGAACTCTTTGTTCCCCCGCAGTCTGGTTCCATAAAGAACAACACGACCACGCAGGGCATGATGCAGCAACAGCCCCCGCAGGTCACAATTGTAAATGTGGACTCTGCGGAGAACACGCTCAACGCCCTCGGAAGTGAAGAGGGTGAGACTATGATCATGAACGTAATTCAGCGCAACCCAGAGATTCTTAGGTCTCTGTAATTCCAACTCTAGGCCCCGGCGTACCTGCCGGGGCCTTTCCCCCCGGAGACCGATCATGGAAGATAAGATAGTTGTAAGAGTGCCTCAGAGAAGATACGGTGCTGGGCAGTTCACTGACGATGCGAACGGCCCCCTTAACCGTGGCAACCGAATGGGCTCTGGTGGCGCTCTGCTGTCTAGCCTGGTTCAGTTCATGGTTGGCGCTCCCGTTGTGGACTACTCGTCCTTCGCATTCAGCGGGTCTTTGGGGGCCTTCCCCGGCAAGGTTATAACTATTGACAC